AAAGCCGCACTCGCGGCAACGGGAATTGGGCTGTTCGTTGTAGCCCTTGGGGAAGTCATAGCGAATTGGGATACAATCACGAACTTCTTCAAGGATAAAACTATCGAGAATTCACTCTCGAAAGAGGTGAACTTGTTGAGCGAGATAAAGCGAAAGCAAAGCGACAACTTGCAAATCGCTCAAGCGGAAGGGAAGTCAGTCGAAGAGATTAACAAACTTCGAGCTACTAGTTTAGTCACTACCTCTGACCTTCTAAAAAAAGAAATCCTCCTCGCGAAGGAACAAGGCGACGAGGAAACCTTGCTTGCGAAGCAAGAAGAACTAAGGCAGAACCAACTCGACATAACGATTCTTCAAGTAACCGAAGAAACGAAACTAAAAAATCTGCTCGAAGACAGCGCAGAACTTTTAGATCCAAATCTCGCCGCCGCAAACGAACGCGCTGAATTAGTCGCGAAAGAAGAAGAAGCGTTAAGGAAAATAAATGGCGAAATCGCTGGAATAACCCAGTACTCAGAAACCTACAAGCAAAACGCCGAAGCGTCTGCCAAAGGAAGCAAAGACCAACAGTATTGGCTTGATTTAATTGCTCAAGATCAACAGAAGCTCAACGAGCTACTACCTCAACAAGAGTTGTTGCAAGACGCAATAAACAAGAAACTTGAAGACTACGATCAAAAGAAAAGGGATTCCCAAAAGAAAGGGAAAGAAATCCTAGAAGAAGATAAGCAGGATTTTGACGAGTATCTAGACGACCTCTTTGAGAACGAAGAAGATTACTTCGCGGAGGTGATGGATCTTAATTCGGAAGACTTACAAAATTACCAAGACGTACAAGCGGAAAAAAAAGCAAGTCGGGAAGCTGAACATGACGCATTCATGTTCATGATAGATGAGGAGATAAGAAAAAAAGAGGAAGCACTTCAAGCTGATGAAGACGCGGAAAGGCGAAGGCAAGAGCTGATAAGCATGACGAACGACATGAGGTTTCGAATTGCCTCACAAACATTCCAAGCTATCGAGGCACTCGGAAAGGCGTTCGCCTCTCAAGACGAAAAAGATGCAGAGAAGAGCTTCAAAGTGCAAAAGGCTTTGAGCCTTGCGAGTGCTACGGTATCAGCGACTGAGGCAGTTGTAAACGCTTATAAGAGTGCCAAAGCAAACCCTGTTTTTGGCGCGATTCCAGGATACGCTGGGGCTCAGGCCGCTTTTGCCGCCGCTTTTGGTGTCGCACAAGTTGCAACGATAGCGAGGTCAAAATTCAAAGCACCCGCCAAAGTAAAAACCCCGTCCGGAGGGGGAGGAGGCGGAGGAGGCGGAGCCGTGCCAACAGCCCCACAACTCGACCTCGGATTCCTAGGAGGTGGAGCGGGGCAGACGGGTATCCGGACTTACGTTGTCTCTTCAGAAGTAAGCAACAGCCAACAGGCAAACCAACGAATAAACGACCAAGCGTCACTTGTAGGATGAACATACTAGAACTCATAATCGACGAAGAAGCGGAGATGTACGGAATCGATGCGATATCTCTCGTAGAGCAACCCGCCATCGAAAGCGATTGGGTCGCCCTAAAGAACCAGCAACTCCAATTCAAAACGCAAGACGAAGAGAAGCGGCTCATTATGGGCGCGGCTCTTATTCCCGATAAGCCTATCTATCGAAAGACGGGCGAAGAGGAATACTACGTCTATTTTTCAAAGAAGACCGTCCGGCGGGCGATGGAACTCTACTTCAAGAACGGCAACCAGGCGAACGCCACGCTTGAACACGAGCATAAAATCAACGGCTTGCACCTCGTGGAGAGTTGGATCGTAGAAGGAGAGCAAGACAAGTCGCGGATGTATGGCCTCGATGTACCTGTCGGTACGTGGATGGTCTCGATGAAGGTAGAGAACGACGCGATATGGGAGAAGTTCGTTAAGGAAGGCGCGGTGAAAGGCTTCTCTATTGAGGGGTATTTCGCAAACAAGTACGAACTCGCAAAGGCTACCGTGAAAAAGGACAAGCTCACCGAATTAGAGCTTCTCTCAGCCGTCGAAATCGAACTCGGACTCGACTACCTCGAAAAAATGCTACGAAGTAAGGAACGACCGCAGTAAACCGTTATTATTTCAAATCCCTTTATAATGTCTATAAAAGAACGCATCTCTGACTTGTTCGAAAAATACTCCGTTCAACTGGAGGTCGAAGAAAAGGAAGAGGAAAAGAAAGAGAAAGAGACTTCTTTCGCAACCGCTACGCTTGACAGCGGGCAAGAAATCCAAACCGACGCGGAAGCCTTTGCCGTCGGTGTTTCTGTTTTCGTAGTAAATGACGAAGGCGAACAAATCCCTCTCCCAGACGGAAGCTATACCCTCGCCGATGGCGTGGTTCTCGTAGTTGTCGACGGTGTCGTTTCTGAGATGCAAGAGGTAGAGGAAGCACCCGCCGAAGCCGCTCCCGAAGCAGTTATCGAAGAGGTAGCAATGAGCCGCGAAGAAATCGTTTCTTTAATCGCTAAGGCAGTTGCTCAAGTGAAAAAAGAATTCAGCTCTCAAATTAAAGAGCGAGACGCGAAGATTACCGAGTTGAGCAAAACAGCTTCAGCTAAAATCTCTCGCGCACCTAAGATGGAGGTAAAAGCTCCTGTCGACATGACTAAGTTATCAATGAAGGAGCGCATCGCCGCGATCCAAAATCAATTCTCTCTATAATGGCTGATTTAGCAATTAATTCAAACTACGCAGGAACCGCGGCTCTACCTTACGTCGCTCCTGCCATTCTCTCTGGCGATACCATTGCAAATGGTTACGTCGAGGTTCTCGAAAATGTCCGATACAAAGCCAACCTCCGCAAGTTTGGCGGCGTTGCTTTGCAAGACGCGGAATGTACATTCTCAAACGCTAACGGCTCAATGACGTTGGACGACGTTGTTCTTGAGACAAAAGCTCTTCAGGTAAACGAGCAAGTCTGCAACAAAGACCTCCGTACTGCATGGGAAGCCGAGCAGATGCGCGGTCAATCGTCAAACTCACCCGCTGACTTCCAAGCGTTCGCCGCTCAGTACGTAGCCGCAAAGGTTGCCGAAGGCGTAGAGCGTAACCTGTGGCAGGGTCAATTCGACTTCACAGATAGCACAGTAACTGTATCGAGTGGAACTTACACCAACTTTCCCGGTATTTGCAACAAAATCGTAAACGCCAACCCAACGGTTGACCAAGCGTTGACGGATGTAACAACCGCGGCAAATATCCTCGGACGTTTGACAACCCTTTCGGCGGCTATTCCAGACGTTTTGGCGGGAGACCCCGACACTAAGTTGTATATGAGCCGAGCGATGAAGCAACTCTACTACACGGCTTTGGCTGGTACTGCTGAGTTGACTTTCCACGCCGCGGCCGCCGCTAATTTCTTTAACGGTTATGACATCATCACGCCGGGTGGAATGCCTAACGATACGTTCATCTTCTCTAAGAAGGAGAACTTGTACTTCGGAACAGACCTTTTGACAGATCACATCGAAGCGGCCGTCTTGAACTTGATTGGTATCACGGGTGACGACGTTACTCGAATCATCATGAAGTTCAGCGCAGGCGTTCAGATTGTCGACGCTGGTTCTTTGGCTTTTGCCGCCCGCACATCCTAATTAATCGGGGAGGGGCTTTAAATCCCTCCCCTTAATTCCTCAAAATATGGCTTGTAGTATTACAGTTTCGGGGCGTTCCTTCCCCTGTAAAGATAAAATTGGAGGAATCAAAAGGGTTTGGATTGCTCAATTCGAGGCCGACGAATGGGGTACTATTGCCGCAGGAGTTATCCCCGGAGCGGGAGCAGACGGCGACGGTTCTACTCCCGTTGCATTCAAGAATTTCGAACTCACTAAGAACACGGGATCGTTTCAACAAACGGTTACGTCTTCCGTTGAAAATGGTACTGTCTTCTTCTCGCAAGTCGTGGAGTTGACTATGCCCAACCTTGACGCGGTAGATAATACGGAAATCTACGAACTCATGAAGGGTCGCTTGTCTATCATAATTCAAGACAATAACGATAACTATATCCTCATGGGTCACACGACCGGAGCGGAAGCGACGGGAGGCACAGTAGGAACGGGAACGGCAAAAGGTGACCTTAACGGCTATCAGTTGCAATTCACAGCGGAAGAAGCTATTCCAGCTCCTTTCGTTTCATCTTCGGATTCGCTCCTCACGTTTACGACTGTTTGATTTTCCTTTTTGGTTTTAGGTTAAAAGGACGGGGGAGGGCGCAAGTCCTCCCCTTTTTTATTCTCAAATGATACACCTCAACCCCAATTCAGCCACCGAGCAATTTATCTATCTGACGCTTCAGGAGATGAAAAAAGACCTCGACCCGTTTACCCATTATTTGATAATTTTGGAGAACATGGCAAGCACAGATAAACACGCCTTCGTTGGAGATGTAGAAGTCGACAACGCTCGATATACAAAAATCAGCGTTTACACGAATCAACCTCTCGGATCGGCAAGCCGTGTTCTCTTAATTGAGACGGGGTTCTATACGTATAAAGCATACGGTCAAAACAGCTCAACGAACCTCAATGCGAATGATGCTTCGGTAGTTGGTTTACTTGAGCAGGGGACGCTTAATGTAGCCGGAGCGACAGGTTACACGATCCCAGACATAACAATCCCCGATAACGTCATATATTACGAGTAATGGAATTAATACAACTCAACCAATACCAAGAGCGGAGCTACGCAGAGACTGCCAGCCGCGAAGGTTTCGTGAATTACGGGGCAGACAATCTCTTTCCTCAGTACCTCGTGGATCTCTTTCATTCGTCAGCTACTCACAACGCATTGTCAACAACTATTGCAATGATGATTTTCGGCGAAGGGTTCGACGCTTCGAGCTTAGAAGGTCGCCTCGCTTTTGACCAATGGAATCTAAACGACGAACTCCGAAAGGCTTGCCTCGACTTTAAGATTCAGGGCGGCTTTGCTCTCGAAGTTAATTGGTCGCTTGATAGGACGGCTATTGCCAACGTCTCGCACTTGCCCTTTGAGAATATCCGTTCGGGCTTTGTCAATGAGGACGAGATCGTAG